GGATGGTAAGAAGAATAATTTGCGATAAATGCGCCGTAGAAACGCTGAGATGGTTTGACGAAGAAGGGAATCCCACTAAAATAGCAAAAGATTTGCAAAGGGCAGGATGGATTAAGTTATGAACTGGACTACCTCATGCCTGGACTGGGAGCGCCGCGTAATGGCGCGGGAAAGCCTGATACCCTTACCGCCGTTATTTTCTCAAGAGGCAGCGGCGGGGCTTGCCGTCTTCAAGGAATTGCGGCTTGTTGACGTTCTGAACCGGCCCACGCTTGGGGAGGCCGGGAGGCCGTGGATCTTCGACTTTGTGTCAACCGTCTTTGGGGCTTATGATTCAGAATCCGGGCGGCGGCTCATCTCTGAATTTTTCCTGTTCGTTGCAAAGAAGAACAGCAAGTCAACCCTTGCAGCCGCCTTGATGTTGACCTGTTTGATTCGCAACTGGCGCGACTCCGCCGAATTTCTGATCCTTGCCCCGACCGTGGAAATCGCGCAAAACTCATTTTACCCGGCCCGCGACATGGTGAACGCCGACGAAGAGCTTTCCGACCTGATGCACGTCCAGGATCATTTACGGCAAATCACGCACAGAGGCACCCGGGCCATGCTCAAAGTCGTCGCTGCGGATAACGAAACCGTCGGGGGCAAGAAGGCCACGGGGATATTGATTGACGAAGCGTGGTTATTCGGCAAGCGCCCGAATGCGGAGAACATGCTGCGTGAGGCGTGCGGCGGCCTTGCTTCACGTCCAGAGGGTTTTGTCATCTACCTGTCAACGCAATCCGATGAGGCACCGGCGGGCGTATTCAAACAGAAATTGGATTATGCTCGGGGCGTGCGTGACGGACGCATTGACGACAACCGCTTTCTTCCCGTCATATACGAATTTCCCGATTCAGCGCTGAAAGAGAAACAACACCTTGACCCGAAATACTTTTATGTCACCAATCCGAATCTTGGCGCGTCGGTTGACGAAGAGTTTTTAAAGCGCGAATTCAAAAAGGCCGAGGAACAGGGTGAAGAGTCCATGCGCGGTTTCCTCGCCAAACATCTCAATGTTGAAATGGGAATGAACCTGAAAACGCACAGGTGGGCCGGGGCGGACTTTTGGGAAGAGGCGGCGGGGAAAGTCACCCTTGATCTGATCCTTGAACGCTCCGAGGTGGTTGTGATTGGAATAGACGGCGGCGGGCTTGATGACCTTTTGGGGCTTGCCGTTATCGGCAGGGACGCGGAAACCGGGGGCTGGTATCTATTCACGCGGGCGTGGTGCAATCCTATTGCGTTGGAACGTAGGAAATCGGAGGCGGCCCGGTATAGGGACTTCCAGAAAGACGGCGACTTGATTATCGTGGAAGAGATCGGCCAGGACGTTCAGCAAGTCGGGGATATTGTCATGCAGTGCGAGAACGCGGGGCTGCTTGACCGGATCGGCGTTGATCCCGTCGGCATCGGTGACATCGTTGATGAAGTTCAGGCGCGGGGCATTGAGCATGACCGCGTTGTCGGCATTCCGCAGGGGTGGCGGCTTTCCGGGGCCATTAAGACCCTCGAGCGCCGTGTTGCTGAAAAGACAGTCACCCACGGGGGGCAGCCACTTATGACGTGGTGCGTGGGGAATGCGCGGGTTGAACCGCGTGGAAATGCGATTATAATCACAAAACAGGCCAGTGGAACGGGGAAAATAGACCCGCTGATGGCGGCGCTGAACGCCACGGCTCTCATGGCCATGAATCCAGAGGCGAAAAAACAGGGAAACATCTACGACAAATTCAGGCTTGTGAGGGGATGAATACATGGACGACATTCTTGAAGGCTGGAACGAAATATCAAAATATTTAAGGGTAAGCGATAAAACCGCGCAGAGATACTGGAAAAAGAAAGGCCTGCCGGTAAAAAAGAATCGCGCCGGTCACCCCGTCATTACAAAGTCAGTTGCGAAAAATTGGAAACTTAATGAAACGGCAGCGTAGTTGTCTGTTTTTGTCCCTATTTTGTCTGTGTTTGTCCCTATTTTGTCTGTATCGAATCTTCAAATCATCCGTCATAATTGAGCCGTAAAATTGAAGCGGTTTTATGAGGGCGCGATGATTTGAAAATATTTTCATTGCTGCAAAAAATCAGTTTCCGGGACGTTCTCCTTGTTACGGGCCTGACGTTAATCGGCGTCGGGCTTTATCTGTTTGCGCCGTGGCTATCCTTTACCGTTTGTGGAGTGCTTATCTTCGCAGGCGGTTTTTTTATGGCTGACGAATGAAAGGCATTTTTTCACGCATACGCCCCAAGGCCATGACAAGCGACGAAATATCGCGGCTTATTATTGACACTTTCGGCGGCGGGACAACTGCATCCGGTCAATCCGTTAATTCAACCACGGCCATGCAAGCTATGGCCGTTCATTCCTGTGTCAAGATCAAGGCTGATTCAATCGCGCAGTTGCCCTGCCATTTATACGTCGAAAAAGGCAACACGAAAGACAAAGCCAAAGATTTGAGGCTTTACAGGCTTTTACACCGGCAGCCTAACCAGTGGATGACCGCTCCCGAATTTTGGGGGATGTGTTCCGCTTGTCTTGATCTTCGAGGGAATTTCTTTGCATTAAAAAGCGGTTTGCCGGGGCGTGAAGTCCAGGAGCTTATTCCTATACCGATGGGGCGGGTTCAAGAGGTTCTCCAAGCGCCTGATTACGGTCTGTTTTATAAAATATCACGGCCCGACGGATCAACAACCGACACGATCCCCGGTGAACGCATAATGCACATTCGCGGCCTTGTCCTTGACGGCTTCATGGGAATCAACCCCATTCAATATGCGCGGGAAAGCATTGGTCTGGATCAGGCGCTTGTCAAACACGGGGCCAAGTTATTCGGCCACGGGACCATGATCGGCGGCGTGCTGACCATGCCGGGAGCGTTCAAAGATCGTAACATGGCTCAGAAGTTTCTTGATGATTTCAACGAGACTTATTCATCTGTTGAAAACGCACACAAGACGGCGCTGCTTGAACAGGGCGTGACCTGGCAAAAAATGGCCATGACCTCGGTTGATTCACAATTCTTAGAGGCCCGGAACTTCCAGAAAAAAGAAATCGTTGACCTGTTCTTTGGCTTGCCTCTGTCCATGCTGCAATCCGGCGACAAAGTGGCGACGTATGCGAGCGCCGACGCTTTTGACCTTGAATACGTCAAATATGCGCTGACTCCGAGGCTCGTCAATATTGAAATGGCAATCTTTCGGGATCTGCTTACCGAAGAGCAAAAAGAAAATTACTTTGCAAAGTTTTCAACCGGCGGACTGTTGCGCGGGGATACGGCGGCGCGGACGGCTTATTATCAGGGGATGGTGAACATTGAAGCCATGTCTCCGAATGAAGTTAGGGAGCTGGAAGACATGAATCCGTATGACGGGGGGGATGAATACCGGACAAGAACCTCAACAGTCAGAGAAAAGAAAGGCGGTGAGAATAAGGGAGGCGACGAAGATGAATCTTAAATACCGAAATCAAAGGAACGCTGAAGCGACGGCACGTTACTGGAATAAGCCGATTGACAAAGCCGATTGGTATAAGATCGAGGCGCTTTCCGAAGACAACACCGAATTGATGATCTATGACGTGATCGGCTGGCCCTTTAATGACGCCGGTGAAATCATCCGGGCGCTGGCCGGTGTCACTTCAAAAACGGTTACCGTGCGCATCAACTCACCTGGCGGCGATGTCTTCGATGCGATGGCAATCTTTAATGCCCTGCAAGCCCACAAATCAAAAGTAATTACCCGGGTTGAATCATTGGCCGCATCCGCGGCGTCTTTTATCGCGTTGGCCGGCAAAGAGGTACAGGCATATCAAAACGCCATGGTCATGATTCATGATCCTTGGGTGCTGGCCGCTGGCAACCAATATGACCTGCGCGAAATCGCGGATATCCTGGAAAAGATCAGCGGCAACATGGTTGATATTTACTCCCAGAACTCGAACATTGGCAAAAAAGAAATCCGCGACATGCTGAAGGCGGAAACGTGGTTTACGGCAAAAGAAGCGAAAGAAAAGGGCTTCATCGATACCATTATCGATGGCAAGGCGGCCAAAGCTCAATTTGATTTGAGCATGTTCGCGCATGTGCCGGATGGTTTCACGGGAAACGATCACGATGAACCCATTGCAAGAAAATATGAGAAGGCCCTGCGCGATGTAGGGGCTTCCAAAAATGAGGCGCGGGCTATTCTGGCGCGAGGCTTGAAGTCCGGGACCCTGGAAGAAGAGGTTTTGGCAGCAGAAAATTTATTAAAAATAATTGGAGGAAAATAAAGATGGAACTCAAAGAAACCATTGAAAGCATCGGCAGAGCGTTTGAGCAGTTCAAGGCGGAAAACGATGCGCGGCTGAAGGAAATCGAAAAGAAGGGCAGCGCAGATCCGTTGCTCGCAGAGAAAGTGGAAAAGATTAACGCTGATTTGACGGCGCTGGGCGCCATGAAAAAGCAGCTCGAAGCCATCGAAACGGCAGTTGCCCGCGGACAGTATCCGGGCGGCGGAACCGCAAAAGACAAAGAAGTCATTGCGCGGGCGAAGGCGTTCACTCACCTTATGCGCGGCAACATTGACAGCGTAAAGGATATGGAAATTCAGGCGTCGGCCTCCACTCTGTCCGATCCGGACGGCGGCTTCACGGTCCCCGAGGAAGTGGATACGGCTATCGATCGCGTTCAGGGCACCATGTCGGCAATGCGTCGGCTGGCGACCGTGCGGGCCATTTCTACCGACACATACAAGAAACTGGTCAACCAGGGCGGCGCTACGTCCGGCTGGGTAGCCGAAAAAGGCACCCGCGCCGAAACCAGCACCCCGACGCTGAAAGAAATCGCCATCAACACGAAAGAGCTTTACGCCATGCCCGCTGCAACGCAGATCCTTCTGGATGACAGCCGGGTTGACATCGGCGCGTGGCTGGCCGAGGAAGTCGGCATTGAGTTCAACGAGGAAGAGGGCGACGCCTTTATTTCCGGCAATGGCGTCGAGAAACCCAAGGGCATTGCCGCTTATTCGATGATCCCCAACGCGAATTACGCATGGGGCAAGGTCGGCTATATTGCGGGCGGTCACGCAACTCTGCTTAATAACGCGGATAAGCTGATCGACTTACAGCACGCGCTGAAAACCTCATACCGCAACGGCGCCGCCTGGCTGATGAACGACGCCACCTGCGGGGTCATCCGGAAATTCAAGGACGGCGAG